TGTGGAATAAATTATCTGTTACTGAAAAAGAAATTGGAGGCATACCAAATTCAAGTGAAGATATACGGCAAGCTCATGCTGCAGCAATTGAAACATACATTAACAGTTACGTAGGTATTACGCCCAACGGAGATTACGGGGATTTATACTTTAATGAAACATTAAACGATTGGGCTAAGTTTGACATAAACAAAAGAACAAAGTTTGATGCAGCGATTAGCTCAGGGTTAGCAATTATGGCTTGTAACAAAAATAAATATAGGCCAAGCGCAGAAAAACAAAAATCGAAAGTTAACATTAACTTTTCGAAATACGAAAACAAAGGAATTACATCAAAAATAATTAATTAATATGGCTGAGTCAGTTATAAAAAGTTACTTCCCAAGCCAAACGGCTAGCGATGATGAAAAATTAGGATTGGATTACGGTCTTAATGTTGCTAGAGCTATCCAAAATGAGTGGTTTAAAAAAGATAGAGGATCAAATAGGTTTTTTGTTAATCAAAATAATTATCACAAATTAAGATTATACGCTAGGGGAGAACAAAGCATACAAAAATACAAAGATGAATTGTCTATAAATGGGGATTTATCTTATTTAAATTTAGATTGGAAGCCAGTACCTATAATTCCTAAGTTTGTTGACATTGTAGTAAACGGTATTGCAGAAAGAACTTATGATATAAAAGCGCATTCGCAAGATATTAATGGCGTAAATAAAAGAACAGCATATATGGAAGGTATTCTTGCAGATATGCGTACTAAAGAATTTGGAAATTACGTTCAAGAACAATTTGGCGTTAATGTGTTCAACAACGATCCGGCTACGTTGCCAGATAATGAAGATGAGCTTCAATTACATATGCAGCTTAACTATAAGCAAGCCGTTGAGATTGCTGAAGAGCAGGCTATTCAAACAATACTTAACCAAAATCAATATGAATTAATAAAGAAAAGATTTTTTTATGATTTAACTGTTTTAGGTATTGGTTGCGTTAAAACATTGTTTACGCCTTCGGAAGGTATTGTGGTTAATTATGTGGACCCTGCTAATATGGTTTATTCATATACTGAATCACCTTATTTTGATGACATATATTATGTGGGCGAGGTTAAGAGTATAACTATAAGTGAATTAAAAAAACAATTTCCTGATTTAACTAATGAGGAATTGAAAGTAATAACAGAGCAAGGTAATCAAGATTATAGTATTTATAATAAATACAATAGCCAGCAGCAAAATCAAGATAATAATTCAGTGCAAGTTATGTATTTTAATTATAAAACTTACATGAATGAAGTTTATAAAGTTAAAGAAACTTCTACAGGTGCAGAAAAAATAATTAAAAAGTCAGACGCATTTAACCCTCCTGCTCAAAGTAATTTAAGATTTGAAAGAATTGCAAAAAACATAGAGGTGTTATACGAGGGTGTTTTTATACCAGGCTCTAATAAATTATTAAAATGGGAGTTAGCGGATAATATGCTTCGAGAAAAAAGTGACGTTAATAAAGTAAAGCTTAATTATTCTATTGTAGCACCTAGAATGTATAATGGTAAAATTGAGTCTTTAGTTAGTAGAGTTACTGGTTTTGCTGATATGATTCAATTAACACATTTAAAAATACAACAAGTATTATCAAGAATGGTGCCTGACGGTGTTTATTTAGATGCCGATGGGTTAGCAGAAATTGATTTAGGTAACGGAACAAATTACAATCCTCAAGAAGCATTAAATATGTTTTTTCAAACAGGATCTGTTATTGGTAGATCATTTACATCTGAGGGTGATATGAACCCTGGTAAAATACCTATACAAGAAATAAGCAATAATGGTGGCGCTAATAAATTAGCTCAACTAATTAGTACGTATAATTATTATATGCAAATGGTTAGGGACGCTACTGGTTTAAATGAAGCTAGAGACGGAAGTACCCCTGATAAAAACGCATTGGTAGGGGTGCAAAAATTAGCAGCAGCTAATTCAAATACAGCCACAAGACATATATTACAAAGTGGTTTATTTTTAACAGCAGAGCTTGCCGAAAAAATATCATTAAGAATATCAGATGTTATAGAGTATTCACCAACGCGGGATGCTTTTATACAAAGTATAGGGGCACACAATGTAGCTACACTAGAAGAAATGTCCGAGTTGCATTTATACGACTTCGGTATATACTTAGAATTAGCACCTGATGAAGAAGAAAAACAATTGCTTGAAAACAATATACAGGTTGCTATAGCCCAAAACAACATTGAACTTGAAGATGCTATTGATATTAGAGAAATTAAAAATACTAAATTAGCAAATCAAGTCCTTAAGTTAAGGCGAAAGAAAAAACTTGAAAGAGACCAAAAAGTGCAACAACAAAATATACAAGCACAGGCTCAAGCAAACGCTCAAGCACAACAAGTGGCCGCACAGGCAGAAGTACAAAAGCAACAAGCTTTAACGCAAAGTCAAATACAATTAGCGCAGGCTAAATCACAATTTGATATGCAAAAAATGCAAGGCGAAGTGGAAATGAAAAAGCAGTTAATGCAATTAGAGTTTCAAATGAATATGCAATTGCAGCAAATGACTATGCAAGCCAAGGATGCTGAAATGAATGCAAAAGAAGATAGAAAAGACGATCGAACAAAAATACAAGCTAGTCAACAAAGCGAGCTCATTGAGCAGCGAAACAATAAAACACCTCCTAAAAAATTCGAATCCAGCGGAAACGATATATTAAGCGGTGATTTTGGCTTAGGTGCGTTTGAACCTAAGTAATATATAATGTATAATCATATAATATTTTATCATGGCAGAAAAAACAAAAGCTAAAGCCGTAGAAACTGAAGAGTTGTCTACAGCTGAATTAGAACAAAAAGTACAAGAAGACGCAGGGGTCAAAATTGACGACGGCGTTTACAAAGTGGATTTAACAAAACCGCCGGTATCAGAAAAACAACCTGAACCAGAACCGGTTAAGAAGCAGCCGGCTGAAGAAGAAATCAAAGAAGAGCCAGTTTTAGAAGAAAGCACTAAAGAACCTGTTGTAGAAACAGAAGAAAAACAAGAGCTAATACTTGAGGAAATAAGTGACGAAGAAAATGCAGCTGACAACGTAGAAGTAGAGGAAAGCCCTGAAGTTGTTAACGATACACCGGAAGAAGTATTACAGAAAGAAAAAACAGAAATAGAATATCCGGAAAACATTCAAGAACTTGTTAAGTTCATGAACGATACGGGTGGAACTTTAGAAGACTACGTAAAATTAAATAAAGACTATACAGGATATGAGGATATGTCTTTATTACGTGAATTTTATGAAAAGTCTAAGCCGCACTTAACATCGGATGAAATTAGCTTTTTAATTGAAGATAAATTTTCATTTGACGAAGAGATTGATGAGCCTAAAGACATAAAAAGAAAAAAATTAGCATTTAAAGAAGAGGTTGCTAATGCAAAAAAAGAATTAGAACATCAAAAAGCTAATTATTATAAAGAAATTAAAGCGGGAACTAAATTAACACAGGACCAGCAAAAAGCTATAGATTTTTTTAACAGATACGAAAAAGAATCTATAGAAAAAGAAAAAATAACACAATCTCAAAGGAATGTGTTCGACAATAAAACCAAATCTTTATTTAATAATCAATTCAAAGGTTTTGAATACAAGGTAGGCGATAAAAGATATAGGTTTAATGTCAAAAATGTGAACGAGGTTAAAAATACTCAAAGCGACATCAATAATTTTGTCAAGAAGTTCTTGAATGAAAAAAATGAAATGAATGACGCGGTAGGTTATCATAAATCTTTGTTTACGGCAATGAATGCTGACACAATTGCAAATCATTTTTATGAACAAGGCAAAACTGATGCTATTAAAGAGTCGGTTAAGTCTGCTAAAAATATTAATATGGATCCAAGATCGGGGCATAAAAATATTGAACCTAGCGGAATAAAAGCGAGAGTGGTTGGTGGATTAGATTCAAAAAACCTTAAATTAAAACTTAAAAATTATTAAAAAATGGCAACAAACGTTTCATTTGCTGGCCCAGCGGCTGGCAGTATAATTAGCCCAAGTGCACAAAAACAAACACTTGCATCTAATTATTTAAACTTTCATGGTGCAGGTGGTGCAAACTGGTCTCAGCAATACCTACCTGAACTATATGAACAAGAAGTTGAAAGATATGGAAATAGAACTATATCTTCTTTCTTAAGAATGGTAAGTGCAGAAATGCCTATGGCTTCTGATCAAGTTATTTGGTCTGAGCAAGGTAGATTACACTTAGCATATAATGGACAAATCAACCCTGTTACAGGAGTGGTTGACACTATTACTGGAATTGACTCTGGTACAGCTGAAGCACATGCAGTAAGAAAAGGTGCAACAGTGGTGGCAGTAGTTAACAACGTAGTATTTAAAGCGTATGTATCAGCTGGTATTGAAGCTGCAACTGACACGCTAACTATTAAACCTTACGGAGCGGCAAACGTAGATGATTTAGCTGGTATCGCAGTAGATGATAACCAGGTGATTAAATTCTTTGTTTACGGTTCTGAATACGGAAAAGGATCTGCAAGCATGACTGACGCTGTTGAACCAACTTTCAAATCTTTTACTAATAAGCCACTTATTATTAAAGATCATTACGAAGTTAACGGTTCTGACACAGCTCAGATCGGATGGGTAGAAGTATCAGGAGAATCTGGACAAAACGGATTTTTATGGTATTTAAAAGCAGAAGGTGACACAAGAGTAAGATATGAAGATTACTTAGAAATGGTAATGATTGAAGCAGAGAAAAAAGATGGTGGAGACGCTATCGTTCCTGATGGATCTGAAGGGTTATTTTCAGCTATCACTTCAAGAGGTATCGTAGCAAGTAATCAATTTGACTCAGCTACACCAGCTGCTGATAAACTTCCTGAATTTGACTTATTATTAAAAGAATTAGACAAACAAGGATCAATTGAAGAAAACATGTTATTCTTAGATAGAGATGCAAATCTTTACTTCGATGATATGCTAGCAGGATTAAACCCGAATATTTCAGGTGGTTTATCATTTGGAGTTTTTGAAAACTCTCAAGATATGGCACTTAATTTAGGTTT